GCCGCTGGAGTCGTGGCAGTCGCTACCACGGGCGCCGGTCGAGGTGTTAAGTGGGACGACGGCAACGCCAACTTGGCACTATGTGCAGACGATGATCGAATCGATTTCATCGTTGATGAGGTTCACACGGACGACAACACCGCTAGCGTTTTGCCGGTGGATGCTTCGCGCCAATTCCGAGTTCGCCTGGACGCTACGCCGGGAACGCTCGCATTGGGCAAGCTCGTCAAAATCGCCGCTGGAGGCGGCGGGCTGTTCGCGCTCGGAGGCGGGGCCAGTGACATCAACGTGGCCATCTGCGAAGAGGTTGCCGGCGCTAGCGGTGCCGCTCTTGTTCGCCCATTGGCCGGAACCATCACCACGTAATCTTTTAACGTCTCATAATCATGGGTAAACTCGATTCCATCTCCCCGAATCCCGTCATGCGGGAATACGCGCAGGGCGCCGCACAATCGGCCATTCTCCCTGTTGCCGATTTCATTGCACCTCCCGTCGAGGTCGCCACGTCAGTCGGTCAGTACAAAAGTTACACCGAAAAGAACAGGTTTCACATTCCTGATACTGCTAGGGCCATCGGTGGCCCCGCTACACAACTGTCTTTCGAGGCTTCCGATCTGACGTATAACTGCAAACCGCATGCCTTGGATTTCCCGGTTGATAACCTGGAAGCCATCGAAACGGCTCAGCTCGAAAACATGCTGATGGAAGGTGCGCGTGCGGTGGCTGAAGTCGCCGCCTTGTCACACGAAAAGACTGTTGTGGATGCTGCTCTCGCCGCTGCCGGCGCCGGGACCGATCTGACGCTCGGGACTGACGATCTCGTTGATGGCCTTGACGATCAGCTTTTGGCCATGGCCAAAGTGGCCAAGTACGGCTCGATCATGAATATTGGCATCGTGTTTGGTGCCACTGCGTTCAAGAGCTGGAAAAATGATGTCAGCGTGAAGAACCGTTACAACGGCGGCATTCGCGGCAATCAGCGCATGATCAGCCCAGGCATTGATGATGTCAGCGGCTTGCTGGTGGGCAATCCCGACGCGCGGGTCACATATACGGTGTATGATGCGAACGGCCCAGGCGAGGCTGATTCGATCAATTTCGTTTTAGACAACTCCATTCTGGTCTTCGCTCGCAATCCGAGCCCGAGCCGCCGTGATCCCTCGTTTATGAAGACGTTTCGCTTGGCAGGCCAGTGGATGGTTCCTGGCTCCTACATGAGCCCAGACGGTCGTGTGGAGTTCGCAAAATATGACTGGAGCGAGGACGTCAAAGTGACGAACAGCGCCGCTGTGTCTCGCATCAACCTCGTCTAGTAGGTTTCAATGGCGTGGATTTCCCTCACGGCCGATGATGTCAAGGAACGGTTAAGCGGTCCAGAGTACGATGCTTTCCAGACATGGCATCTGGACTCTGGTCAGGCTGATCCGATCCCTGACACTATTCTCGGCGTAGTGGGGGAAATCCGTGGCCGAGTCGGGGCCTGCCAACGCAACACGCTCGGCGCTGCGGCTACGATCCCCGACGAACTTTATAGTGCAGCGCTGACTTTGATTTCCTGGCGCCTCTCCCTTCGCCTGCCTGGAGGTGGGGCGCATCTTCAAGACGAGGGCCGGCGCAAGGATTACGAAGACGCTACGGAATTACTGCGCGCAGTCGCGCGTTGCGAGTTCGCAGTAGAACAACCGACCACGCACTCTTGTGATGTGGTCAACAATGCAAACAGCGCCGGCCAGTTCGGTGGTTGCACACGGGCGACGTTCTAGTCATGGGCAAGCTTTTCGACTTAACCAGTGCTATTGCTGCCAAGCTGGAGGCTAACGTGCCGTCTTTGGCTGACATCGATGTCTTGGCATACAGGGGCCGGGACGTGTCCAACCATCTCCAGGTGGCATTGCAGAAAACGGCAGGCCTTGCGGTTTTGGTTGGGTTATCCAGCGGCGAAGATGTCCAAGAGGATCAGCGCTTAAAGATGGGTCCCAGGCAGAACACGCAAGTCTCAGTTACTATTTTTGCGACGCCTGCACTATTGAGCTCAGGCAGTCCAGATGCTCCATTAACGACTAGGGCTCGAGAGGTCGACGATGTCTTAGAATCCATCATGCAGTATTTGCATAATTTGGATGTCTTTGACGTGGGATCGCTGGAAGGGGGGTTGGGGACCCTGCGCGTTTCGCGGTGGACGCAAATAGAATCCGCGCCCCCGGTGCATGCCGT